AAAGCGACTAGAATTCATGATCCAGGAGTAGCAGGGTCATTAGTCAGAGTAACGTTTGGAACTAACAGCTTCGATATTCCAACCATAGCAATAGCCCTCTTGGTAGTCGGTGTGGTCATAGGGCTATCTGGTCTCATTCTCTCTATATTCGCTTCAGCTACTGCCTCAGCAATAAGCACCCCGTCGCCAGGAACGTTGGCATATAACTTGACGCATCCGCTAGTAAACGGTATGGTATCGTTCTTCAGCTTCTTCCCAACACTGTACGTGCTGTTAGGTGTCACAGGAATAGTACTCATCGCGGCAGGTATAATATCCATAATAATGGAGAAATTCAAGACTTAAAACTCTAAGTCAAGCACGTGTTTTTTTCGCGAATATTCTTCTTCTCCTTTTAAAACCCTTCTGTCAAGATATTAACATGGCACTGAAAACGCCGTCGTCAAACATAAGTGTGACGAATACAGTAACACCACACCCACAAGCTCAACAAGTTACAGTTTTCTCGTTATTTCACATACTATTATCTCCGCCGTATATTTACATTTTCATCGCCCTAGGTATACTAATTGTAGCGTTTATTGTAGTATACTTACTGTTCAGAAGGTCGTATATGAAAGACCCCATAAGAAATGGGCTAATAAGGCAGATTCGTCGCTCTAAGAATAGTGACGTTGTAGTCGTCAACGTTGACATATCTACTAGGTCTGCTCAACTATACCTAGGTGAAAAATTATCGCCGTCGTTGTACACAGTCCATGACCCAGTTACAGGCGAAGAGCTAATTGTCCCAGTCACCTCGGAATCCATGGTCGGAATGATACAATACGGCAACGTGCATAGACCGTTGTTGATCACAATTAGGAAAAACAACACAATGCCGTATGCGATAAGATTAGAGACGTTAGAAACATCGATACCTGTGTCTGAGTATGATACAGCGGAACCAGAGTTATTGGCACAGTTGGCTAAGGTCAAAAAAATGGTTACTGGTGCCATAACGTTATCTCCTAGCACGAAACTTTCTATCGCTGTTGACCCTAAATTGTTACTTAACCGTCGGCTATCGCAAGAGTTGGAGATATTGAGTACAATACCCACTACGGTTAAGGAGATGAATGCAAACTTAGTGAAGTTATTGAAGTTGCAGAATGAGAGTAGGCGTGTGCAATCAATGAGTAAGATACTGCTATACTTCGTGATCGGTATTGTGGTTATGATGTTGTTAGCAGTACTATTCGGTCTCCATATAGTTTAATTTCTTTTTTTTAGGTATTTGCTTCTGCAGTTCGTGATTAAGCAAAGTTTTTAATAACTATTAGCAAACATATGTTTGAGTGATATGAAATGAGTAGTAGCAATGCTTCGGCTTCACCTTCGCTCATTCCGTTAGATGAATATCTCGTCAAGGTTTTTTCTAAGTTCTTGGCATCTAGTAAAGATTTTGCATTTGGCAAAGAAGCGTCAAAGAAGTTTGACGGATCATTAACATTAGTTAACTATCAGCCTATGGCGACATTTAGTTTTGTGAACTCGCAAGGATATATGCCATTTATACTTAAAGTAAGTACTCCTGAAGGGAGGAACCCCATCAAGAACCCAGATGACATAGAAGTGAAATATGGCGAAGAGAATAAAGAAAAGACTATACACCTCAATTTAGGTAATGTCAGCAATGTAATAGATGTATATGGTTTTTCGCTTTATGAGAAGACTATGAATGTTAATGCAATACAAGGTGTTACAAGTAAAGGTTTTGTTTTTAACGTGATTCACCTATATCCAAAAGTTCCATTTGGTAACAGCAAATCAGAAGAAGAAACGAAATCTGCTGAGGCAAAAGTAAATACGTTAATTCAAACATTAGAATCCGTTAACCCTGCAATCCGAGAAAATTTCTATACCACATATGCAATTCATACTTCCTTCAGGAAGGACTTATACCCGCACATCATACTCATCCCCAAAGGGATTGTAAATGAAATTTCCAATTTCTTGCTATCTCAGTACCAACAAAATTACGGTAACGTTACCCTACCACCGACAGAATTTGTACCTAACGAAAATGTTGAGAGTCCGGAGTTACAAAAATTCCTAGAAAAGTTACCGATTGACCTTATCGCAGAAGCGGTTATAGGCACATACGGTTCTTCTCCTGCAGTATTGTTACCGAAAGGAGACTATTCTCAATACCTCACGGGCAATGAACGTATAATCAACCTCGAAAAAAATGATGTAATAGTTTTCGGTACTCCTCAACCTCAACAGACTCCTCCCCAAGGAACTCCTCAACAGACCCCAGTTCCTCAAGCTCAGGTACAACAGAATGCGGTAGAAAATAGTAATATTGAGCAAAATAAAGTAGAATTAGAAAAAGTACTTAATATAGAACTTTCACTATACATTCCAGATTGGCTAAGACCGTACTTGAACCGTTACGGCATAAGGCAAGGGGAATCTTTAAGCAGAAAAGAGCGTGAAGAGTTTGCTGAGAAGGTCTGGAACGAGTTACAAAAGAATTGGAATAGGATCCTAGAATTGTTGGATGCTAACAACGTCAGCGTTCTCCCTACTACCGTCTTGGCGTTAGTCACCAAATTCCCATCTGAATACAAATCTTCAAGCAAGAAAGTTACATACAAGTCGGGAAGCGTCGTAGAAGAAACTACTAGAAGTGTTCTATCTAATGTATTCGCAGAACTTAGACAAAATTATCTTATACAGCTGTTAGACTCTTTCGCTCCAGATCAAGTCTTGGATTTAAGAGTCATCAGACCACTAAGTCCAGACGAGTTCGAAAGGTATCAAAAGGAACTGAGTAACATGGTGGCTTTATATAAGGACGCGTATTTGATCTTCTCATTCACAAATTTGTTCGATAATAAGAGTTACCAACTGGTAAATGGGACAAACAACCTCAAGGAAGCCAATCCTGAGAAGCTCAAATACCTTCATGACCTTATTGACGCCTTTACACATCTAAAGACTGTAGGTCTCTCGTTACCCCTACTTGTAGATAAAAATAACACACTGTTGGTCGGGTCGCTTAACGACTTATCGCCAGACGGAGAGTATACTATATTAAGGATAAATGACTTCGACCTCAACCGAGCCAATGAAGAGCAATTGAAGGAATTAAAATCACTCTTAGGTTTTGCAAAGAAAGCCTTTGATGACCAGTACGGTGCGTTAATTGTTAAAACTACTATAAGCCCCTCGACCCTCGACATGCAGGTGTTCAAAACTATAGTAAAATTGCTAGGGATATGCTCGGAAGAGGATGAAATCTGCTTATACAAGGCAAGGCAAGAGTTATCAGCGTTCCCCGAGACACTTAAGGACAGGTTCATAGAAAATGTTGCAAAGGAAACTGGAAGGAATCCAAAGTACAGAATACAATTAATTAATCTATTCGGTACACTGTTCGCACTTGTTAACTATTACAACTATCTGTCTGAATTAAAGAAAGAAGAACTGATGAACTACGGTATTAGTAAATTAACGCAGAGCGAAGAGGAGAAAGCTAAGAAGATACTAGAAATGGTAAAGCAGGGCTTCAAGATCTAAATATTTTTTAACCACCACTCAAACATATGTTTTGAGTGGGAAAATGAATTGGTCAAATTGGGTTGAATCTGAGTTCGACGACTTACACCCAGAGAAGTATGCCAGGGACGCACTACATAACTTTCTATTATTCGAAAAAGGCGAAATAGACTATCCAGAAGTAACGCTAAAAATCGCAGGAGATGAGGCTTGGTCAGACGCTTTCCCACCCCTAAAGAAAGCGTTACATGACCTAGTCCTTCTAATAAGACATAAAATAAAAGAGAACGGTATACCGGACGGCACACCCGTACCACACTCAGTTAGAAAAGAAATACTTAAGGAAGCTAAGAAACGCGGACTATTGCAAACATTAGAAGAGTGGGCAAACTGCTTTGAAGAATCTCAAATTCTTAACAAGGGTGGTTAAATGGGTTTTTTTCTGATCTAGCAACAGCGTTACGTTCATCTATTTCGTTCATAACTATGGCTATGTTTGTAATAATATTCCTTATAGTTTTCGGTCTTCTTGTGTATATTTTCAACATTTTTAACGTTGCACAGTCTCAAGTGTCTAAAACTGTTCAGCCTACGAACAATATTTCACACATAGTCTCCGGAGATATACATACCGCCTACACAAGTTTTGTCCCGTACATAAACTACTGGATGTATGGACTTGGAATAGGCATAGTTGTAGCCCTCATTTTTATTATAGCATTATCAATCAGGGAAGAGGGTGATTAATTATGGAATTGAAACCGTCCATAACTACAGCAGTAGTATTTTTTGCGTTAGCTACAATGTTAGTATTCGTAGCTTTCCCGTTTTTTAACCTTATAAGTAAACAAACTCTCGTCATCTCTAACTCTTCTATAATATATACAAATAGCACAAAAGATTCGATACAGATAGCTAATTCTACATTTACCCTAAACCAACCGCAGTATTATTCCCAACAATACAATGTATTGCTAATATTATACAGCATTATTGCATACCCATTTTTCGATATTACAGTGTTCATAATGATCGTGGGTCTGGCGTTTATCTACTGGTTCCTACGTGAAAGATAGCAGAGCGGGAGGAGACGAGAAAACTCTAAACTTTTTAAACAGCTGTTTGAGAGAGATATATAATGAGTGCTAATCCCATCGCACAGATAAACCAGTTAGTCTCTGAGGGCGAATACCAGCAAGCCCTGCAATTAGCACAACAAAACGGTTTAACTCAAACTGCACAAAAAATCCAAGCGTTAATATATGTACAACAAGCAATTAATGACGCAGAGAACGGTAACATCAATCAGGCACTAACAGATTTGCAGAACGCACAACAGCTAAACCCGAACATTAACTTACAGCCTTACTTCGCTTACATCAATGTTATTCAGCTTTTCAATTCTGCAAACGAGGCATTGAAGAACGATGATTACAACACTGCTTTGAGTGACCTTCAGCAAGCTCTACAAATAGCCCAACAGTACCCCAATGTAATCAACGTAACGCAAATACAGCAACAAATACAGACAGTGCAGGCAGAACAACAGATACAACAATACATCGACAAGGCTAACAGTGAATTGGAAAAAGCAAACTTCGCAGGAGCTTATCAATATCTTCAGCAAGCCCTTTCAATAGCACAACAAAATAACATCAGTGACAATAGGCTTGAAAACGTAACAACAGCCGTTTCTTACTTAGCGAAGATACCTGCGTTCCCGCAACCACCACAGGGAGAAATAACATTACAGGAGTTACAACAATACCTGCAATCATTACAATCATTCTTCGCCACTGCATCACAGTACGCTACCGAAGCATCAGGTTATTACAGCGGTTTTTCGTCTCTTGCAAACGGTTATCAACAGTCTGAACAGGTCAGTTCTCAGCTTCTGAGTATAGTCACTCTGCTAGTCAATGCACAGAATATTGCAGAACAGAACAGTAATTCAACGTCTGCAATACAGAATGCAATAAACATTATACAACAGGCACAGAATCAATTACAGAATGTTAACGCTGACAATACGCCATTATCAGGTTTAGCTAGTTCGTTATCCGAAACTGTCCAGGAAATGTACACTAAATACACTGCTTACCTGCAAGCACTTGAAGATATACAAAAAGGGCAACAAGAAGCAGAAAGTGGAAATTATTCTGAGGCTGTTCAATATCTACAACAAGCTTCGCAAATAGCACAACAGAACGATATTACCATAAATTTAACTTCATATATTCAAGGTTTTACGATTTTGGAGGGCTTACAGCAATTACCCAACCCCCCGTCAACACAAACATTCCTTTCCCTTTCTCAATACTTCAACGGCGTGTATCAGGTTCTTCAGCAGAACTACCAGGTTTTGGAAAAGGCTTCTCAATATCTTCAAATGAATTTGCAGTCTGTCCAGGGCGATATTCAAGACGCAAAGAACATATCACAAGCTCTGCAGTTGTTAGCAGAAGCTCAGCAATTGCTTACGCCACCACAAAATAACACACCGTCCACCAACATCAGCATAATCCTAGCGAATAAGGATACGATTCTAAGCGATATATCGCAAGCTCTGCAGTTGCTAAGTTCGAGCGAGAGCTACGATATGCAAAGTTCCGCCAAACAGCTGTTTGAACTTGCACAAAACTACCAAACCCAGGTGCAAACTTATCTGTCAGGGCTTGAGAAGACCCAACAAGCACTAGATTACTTGAACACTGTAAACACACTCGTAACTCAACAACCAAACGCTAGTTCCCCATCAGCATACTTCTTGGCTTTAATGAACAACTATACTGAAGCCCTTAGGGTGTTAAAGAACGCAATGTCGTCCGCTATGCAAGCTAACTCTCTTTTCGAGCAGATAAACGCCACACCACCATTTGATATGAATCAACTTGAAAAAGAGAATATTGCG